GTCTTGTGTTGCAATCTGAGGTGGGAATGGGATAGGGTCGATAGCTATGGTCAGGGGTAAGAATGGATCAGGGGTCAGTAGAGAGTGAGCGATTCGCACGAGTGATCATTGAATCGCGGACATAAAAAAGCCCACAGGATAGTGGGCTTTGGTGGGTGGTGTGGTCTTAGCTGACTAAGACTTTCACACCATGTTTACCCCAGTCATCTGCACCTCGCATCTTGCTGATGTAGGTTCTGAGGATCTTGCTCGGGGTCTGCTCATAAGCATCGCCTGATGCATTACACCATGCAATGTCACCATCAGCAGTGACAGAGAAGTCATCAATCTGCTTGACAGTAGCTGAACCGCCTTGCTCATGCAAGTAAGCCAGAACAAGCTGGACTTGTCTAGGAGCAACAACCATATCTTGCTGAGCATTCTCAGTAAGAGTCAGAGTCATCGTCTGAGCAACTCCACCACCACTTTTACCAGTCGGCTTGAAAGGGTTAGAAGAAACCACTTTAGAAGTGGCAGTTTTTTGGTTAGATTTATTCATAATCTTTTCCTCAGCGGTTAATATTAGTTAGGTATCAAAAAAGAACCGCTTTACTTAATTGATACAGTCATCATGCCTTAAACCGCTTTACTTGTAAAGCAATAAAAGAATAAAAGAATAAAAAGATTTTGCCATCAAAACCTCATGATTCGCCCGAATGCTACACAATCCTGGGCGATTCGCACGAGTGGCTATCAGTGTATGGGAATGGGTCAGGGGACAGTGGTCAGTGGATAGAGTAGAGCAAGTAGAGTAGAGTGTAGAGTAGACCGATAGAGTCGATCCGCGATTCGTGCGACTCAGTCCGTGGCTATTTCGCCTTCAACAACTTTTGCATCCAAAGTTCTTTTCTTAATAAGGTTTTCGAGTCGATCGAGTATATCATCCTTAGACATCAGATCGATTTTCGCGGTAAGTATCTCGCGTCGATCGATATATAGTCCACCTGCCTTGCCCCGATGAACCTCGGCTGTGATGGCAGCGGATATTTGACCTTGGTCTTTTGCCTCCTCCCGTAGATCGTGGAGGGTAGAGAGGTGATTCTCTAGGGAAACTGCGTCTCTTTCCGAAGCTGCTATTTCCAAGTCGATCAAGTAATTCTTTACAACTGGGTTATGATTTAGTAATACACTTCCCTGTGTCTTCGCACCCTTGCGATCCTTCGTATACCCTGCTTTTATCGCGGCTTCAGTAGCTGTTTGTCCTTTGAAGTACTCTTTACAAAATTTCTTTTGTTTAGAGTTGAGTGGCTGCCAAATCTTACCACTATCGTCAATGAATCCTTTACCATCTTCTGTTGGCATTAATGACGTGTATGTCAGCTGTTTCATTCTACCTCCGAGCTTCGCATAAAGTTATTACAATCATATTAGTTTTATTAATAAATAAATAGTTTTCCTGTGCCCTCTAGGTAATCTTACCATAGTTTCTAATAGAGTAATAGAATTCTATTAGTTTTGTAAAACCAAAGAACCTCTTAACCAAGAGACTTGTAGAACGAATCTATTAGTTTATTAGAGATATTAGTACTTTTGAAAAACTTTTTTCAAAAACTTTTTTAATTTTCAGAATAACAATACACATAGATTAATAGGCATAAAAAACCCCCGATCAACGAACCGTTGACCGAGGGTCACGCCCAAGAGAGTTGAGCTTAATTAAAACAAAACCACGTACGATGTCATAATTAACAACACAAAGACCATCAAGAAAAACAGTCTCATTTTATCTGGATCGTTCATTATGCCCACGCTGATTCGTAATAAGCGTCTTCTGACATCAAGCACTCCTCATACTCTAATTCTACCACGGTAGAATCATTCTCAGGGTATCTAGTATGTAACTTAATCCCTGCTTCTGCTGCTGTATAACCATCATAGTAATCGTTGACATACTTTCCGAAGTAGTTCGCTGTTACCCGTGTTTTCGATGCGTCACAAGGTAATCCTGCTTTCGCGTCGTTGATACCTTGGTTATAAGCATCAATCTCTTCTTTAGTTAATATTCTCATCTCTTTCTCCTTTCTTAGTTAGCGGGAGTCTTTTTCTGTAGGTAGACTCCCTGTTGTTAAATAACCTAGCAGTTCTGGTTTGCTACTCCTTGTTAATCAATCAATGTAATTATTAATTTTTAACTATATATAGTATAGCTAGGAATTAGCGGAAATAAAGCAACGTACGATACGATCACTAACGCCACTAAGCCGAACATAAAGAACAATAACATATTGTCTGGGTCTCTCATACATACCTCCTTACTATTTGTAGATGTTCTTCGGTAATAGAGTTGACATTTTCGATCGAGGCTATCACATCACCAATCTGATAGGATTTGGTTTTTTGTTCAAGATCGATACAATCACTGTCCTCTAACTCTGTTCCATAAACATCGTAGAGTAAGTCACGATCAGTAATCTTGCCTTCTAAATAATCAACGTAATTACGCTCTCGATCGAAATTCCACTCGTAATAAGTTCGCTCACCGTCTTGTACTTCTATTGTATAAATAAGCATAACTACCTCCCGATAGTCTCTAAATCGTTTTCAGTTATATATTGATAAGCTCCTTTGTTATAAACTGGAGCAATCTGTTTTTTACGCTGTTCCGTTAACTCGTTGGCTGCGGCTTCACCACAACCTAAACAAGTCTTATAGCCAAGGCTTCTTCGTCCTTGGCTAATAGGTTCGTCACATAGAGTACAGTCGGTCATGGTGAACCGCTCTCAAGTTTCTTTATAAACCATCTGAACTCAGCGTCTGTTAGTTCTTCTCGAACTACTTTCAACACAGCGTTGATCTTATCGAAATCCATATTCGGATAAGGATCAACAGCCATCACTCCTGCAACTAGGTTATTGTCATCACTCATAGTAAATCTCCTTAGTTATTTTTTACTTATATATAGTATAAAGCCGAGCAAAGCGAATACAAGCAGCCTTGCACTACCCCTCCGTTGGATCCCAGTTTTCGTTATCAAATATTTCAGCATGAAGTGTTTCCCTAGTCATTTCGTTATTAGCGATCAGAGTAAGAATCTCGACATAATCGATATTTTCGGTTTCTACCCAAAATTTGACCTGTTCTTCGCTTAGTTGCGGTAGAAATCTCATTTGGAATTCTCCTCTTTTTCGATATCAGATAACCATTCATCAAAATCTTGTCTTAATCCGTCTGGCATATCATTAAGTAATATTTCCATTTTAGGATTGTCATTCCATTGAATTAATATCTGGGTTGCTATTATTGTTCTATCCATCAGTGCATCTCCTGTAATTGTTCTGTTAAGTTTTCTAAGAAAGAAATAACATCAGTTATTAACTCTTCTAAAGTTTCTTCGTTGTCTGTTCCAGCATGAACTCGCTTAATATTGTTTAGGTTATTGCTCTCAATAGTCTTTTTAATATCAATCGCATTAAATAAAGCATTTGTTGTATCGTTGTATAAATTACTCATCAGTGCATCTCCTTCTCATCAGGAATCGGTATAAATTGCATAAAAGGTTCTTCGACATGATCCTCAGGCATCCACTCGATCGTATCAGCATTATAACTACCGCTAATAGTCGCACCCTCATCATCATAACCAACAACTATGGCTCGATTTGCTAAGGGTGTATGAAACTCAGTTAGCTTGAAATATCGCATATCGTTTTTATATAATGCTTCATCGTCAATTATTACCATCGTATCGTCACTTAATGTAACAACGTCGAGGGGTCCATCAAGTTGCATAAATTTCTTAGCGTCGGCAAAGGTAGAGTCTTCTGACAACTCTACCCCTGTAACAGTTTGCTCGAACGGGTCGATAAGTAGTCCGCTAATCATCTTGCCCACACTGATAAACTACCGTCATCTAACTCGGCACTGAAATCCATATTTTGGATAACAGTTTTGGCGATATCTTCGATACCTTCTTCAGTATACTCACGAGCTTCTATATTATCGATACGAGCAGTTAACTCAGATAATACGTTCAGCACATGTTGCTCTGCTCCTTTCTCTAAATCAGCAGGATCGATTACTCGAGGCTGTAAGCTATCTAAGACGTCAGTAATCTCATGTAATGATCTGATCAAATCTGAGTTGAAGTCGTTTGCATAAGACTGTTCTAATAAACTGACATTAGTTTTAAGGTCAGCCACCTGTTGTTGGATTTTTTCAATATCCATATCTTTCTCCTTTCTAGTTAGTGTTATTAAACCATTTAATAACTAATACAAGTATGCCTAGGAGTACCGCGAAGTAAAGCAGTACTAGAAGGCAAGAAACCTAGAGGTCTTCTTGTTTCTTCCATAAACCGTTTTCTAATCGACCTGTACGACCAGATATCTCATCGTAAGCGGCTTTCATGCAATCTTCGAGCGTTAAACCTTTTTGTTCAGCTAAAACGATCAAACAAACAACACAATCCCCTATCCCGTCCTTTAATCCAGGTGCATCATCGTAGGCGAGTGCTCGAGCTGTTTCACCGACTTCTTCTACAAGTTTCAACATCTGTTTTTCAGGTTGTATATCGGGACCATAAAGTAGACCACGTACTTCCGCCCAATCAACGATATCATTAATTACTTTCATTAATTACACCTTGTTCTATTAAATCTTTAGCGATTCTTCCAAATCTACCTTGAAGCTGCCACGCTAACCCAGTATCAACTAAATATTGCCATGCTTCTACAACTTGTTTTTCATTTTTAGGTTCTTCAAACCCCTCTGCTATTCCTACTGCTAAATAATTATCCATCATTACTCCAAATTTTAGGTGGTTCGGTAGGTGGTAAAGTTAAATCAAAAGCTATTTGTTTTTTATCGATCATCCTACGTAAAGCTTCATGAACATGAAACATTTCGATGCGACCGTTTTCGCCTTCAGGAAGCTTAAATGCTATTTTAATAGTAGCAATCGGATAATCTTGTGATTCGTCCGTATGTGAGATCCTATAGCCTACAGCACCCATCATATTGAAATCACTCATCTTCGTTCTCCTTAAAAGCTTGATCTCGTTCTTGCTCGGTCTTAAACCATTCCCAAGATATATCTGAACCATCAGAGTTATACCAATCAGCAACAGTATCTAAATCGTATTGACCATACCAAGACACAATTCCAAAAACATAACCATTGTTATCGTCTTTGTTAAATTCGTAAGCATCAGTATCAAACCAAGAAATTTTCATATGATTTTCAACACCATAATCAAGTTCATCTACACCCATCATATTAAAGTTACCCATTTTCATTCTCCTTAATTTCATAACCCAAACAGTCGTTGTCCATTAATTCCTTTAGGTAATTGTAAACATCTTCATTTGTTGGATTATCGTTAAATTCTAATTCTATAATTACTCTATTCATCTTTACCACTCAAATCTGTTGTAACCACACGACCGCTTTTATATTTAAGCTGACGGTAATGTGTTGTTTCACTTTTTTGAAAATAATATGAAATTAGTTTGTTATTATCTTCTTCTTGTGCAAGTTTTTTGCGTTGTTGCTCAACGACTGTTTTATGTTGTGTCATAAGTCCTCCTTATAATCGAAACCTTCTAACATAGCATCGGTTATTTTTTCATAATCGATAACGTCATCGGCTTCTAATGTATCAAATAATAATGCTATACCCCGTTCGACTCTATTACGATCCATACGTGCTAAATATTCTTCAGACGTTTGATCAGCTATATAAGGCTCTAAGGCTATAGCGATCGTCGCAACAGCTCGTTCTACAGGGTTTAAATCAAACTTGGGTTTAGCTTTTCGTGGCATTTTCACCTTCTTTTTTGAAACGGTTAATCATCGTATCGAAGATATCGTTGATCGCAACAGGTTCTTCTGTTTTGACTACGTTGGCTTCGACCTCGAGTTTTTTAATACGTTGTATCAACATATTATTCACATTGATCTGTTCTTGCATAAACTCTTGTGTCGAGCGTTGCGTTTGTACTAATAAATCGAGACTTTGCGTAAGCGTATCGATCATTTGCATTATTTCATTCTTTTCCATTTATTTCTCCTTTCTTATTAATAAACTGTTAAGGCGGGTTTTGTGCAGTTGGCTACTCAGTGACTGCTTGTCGTATACTACCAATCAAAACCCATGTCGTAAAAGTGTGGTGATGAGAGGAACTCGGTTTCCACATATACCTCCGTTCATCCTAACCCCGAATTTAATCTAGGCTTTTACAAGGATCGGGACATCACCACGGTTTTGTGCCAGAGAGGTGAACGGTCTAACTAAAAAACCCCGCTCGGTATCATTAATTAATGGAGATCTTATGAATCTCTCTGGACTTATCAAACTTGTTCTAGTAAACATACTTATATTATAAGGTACGAAAGTTAGCAAAGTAAAGCAGTATTAATTATCTCTGATTCTTGCCAGTGCTTTTGTTCTTCGGTATATTGCACGACCGCACTTTGGATCTAAAAATATCGTAGGTAATAAATTACCAAACCTATCTTTTGTTTGTACGTGTTTAGCGTCTTGCCAATCAGCTCCACCTGTAGCTAATACTTTGCGTAATAATTTAGCTTTCTTTAAGTTCATAGTTTTTCTCCATACATTTTGACCATTGGTCTTGGTTAACTTCTTCAGGATAAGTTGTATACAATTTATCCTGACATTCTTCAAACTGTTTACGCCAAGCCGCAGGATCATATCGATCGTTCCACTCTTTAGTTTGCGGAACGTATGCCGCACAGCCTGTAATGATAAACACTGTTAATAATCGATAAATCATAATTCGTCTGACAGGATATTGTTGGGTAAATCAACATAAGGTAGATTGTTATAATCTTCGTATTCCATATCTAAAAAGAATCGCTCGTTTGCTTCTGGATCAGGTCCTGGAATTACAAACATAGCTCTAACTTCTATATCGTTATGATCTAAAGTGTAAGTAATAGGTAGTTTGACTTCTTCTAAATCGTAACCTAATTCGAGTAAAGCTCCGTTAACAATCCCTACGTCAGGGTATCTGTTTTTGCCAGAGTCTTCGGCTTTTTGTGTAAGAGTTTCTAATAGCTCAACCGTTGCATATTTAACTTGTGCCATGTTTTTCCTCTATAAGATTATCGATTGCTTCATACATAACGTTATGTACTGCTTTTTCAAAAAGTTCAGCATCCTCGTTTTTAATTTCAATAAACGGATCTTTTAACATTGCATGTATCACGTGTCGTGCTAAAACTGCTACGTTGGTTTTAAACGTTAATCCGTTTTGTTTAGTTATTTCTATTTCCATCGTTTTCCCCTAAAAAATAAGTGCACAACAAACATTGTTATGCACTTAACAGATTATACCTTTGCGAAATAGCCTTCATCAACAAGTCTTTTCGCATAAAATCTAAAGATTCTAAGCGGGTCTTGACCTGTAGTCAGATTGCCTTGCTTCACTGCAAGAGATACTAGATCTTGTGCTGTAAAACTAGCAGAGTCTAAATCACTCTTTTTAGCTTCACTAACAGTTAAGATCAAGGCTCTCATCTGCGGAGTAAAACCTTTAGACTCAGGAACTTTGCCTATGAACTTATATAAAGTTCTAGAAGCTCCTTTGCCTGTTGAACTAGGCTTCGGGACTGCTGTCACTTTAGCTTTGCTCAAAGGTTTTGTTACTACTTTCGCAGGAACTCTCTTTGCAGAGGTAGATGTAGATGTTGCTGTTTGCATATCTTTCTCCTTTCTTTTGGTTAACAAATTCTAACTTGCGTTAGAACAACTATTACAAGTATGCCTATGATTACTTAGAAAGTAAAGCAGTACTAAGACCACCGCAGAGGCAAGACTTGTAGATTAATGGATCGGTTCATCAGGATCCGTAAACTTAACAAGATTATTATCTTCTAGATGTTGTTTCCAGAACATTAAAATCAGGGATGTGTCGGTAATACCATGTAGTTCTTGACAGCCTTGAGCAATCATCGTATCACGTATGACGGAAGCTAACTCATCGTTAGCTCCCTCATACAATGCCGACCAGACCATAGCTAAAACCTCACCATCAACTAAATATGATTTAGGGTCTTTTGCCATTACACAGCCTCTGCATATTTCACAGCTAAATCTAAAGCTTTGGCTTTACGATTAGCCGCAGCACCAAACCATGAACTATGTAGAGCATTGCCTTCGGTTACAGACTCACGTAAATGGTCTTCAACGTAGGTGACAGCATTCAATGCTCCCCACCACGTACCTTTAGCAGACTTCAGGTTTGCACCTGGAGACTGTTCTAGAGCATCGACAGCAAGAAGTGGAAACTTGTTAAATTTCTCAACAAGAGGTTCTTGCATACCTATCAACTTACCTTCAGCTTTGAGCTGTTGGTCGTGTCTATAAGCAGCAATCATATCAGGTTGATAAATATCACCTACAAACTCAAGGAACTGAGAATGTTTAGCTTTCTTCTTAGAGAGTAAGTTTGCGGCTTCTCTAAACTCTGTCATACGCTCAGCAGATAGCCCTAGAGCTTCTTCTGCGATCTGTATAACATCGTCATCGAATGCTTTAACGTGTGGCATACGGAAGGACGCTGTGCCACCGTGTTGTAAAGCCATCGTTAAAGTGTTGTTGCAAACAACTCGGATAGGTGTCAACTTAATAGTCATTGCTCGACCAACGATATGTGGTTGGTTGATAAGCAAATAACCTTTAATAAGGTCGTCACCCGCTAGTTCGAAGTCTTCTGAGATTTTAGCTAAACCCCAAATTTCTCCACCGTCTTTCAAACTACCTGCGGTTTCCATGGTCATATGACCAGCATCCGTAAAGCGTTTAAAGAATTTAAATACGTCTTCATTCTGTATAGGGACATAGTCTCTACCACAATGCGATAGTATTCGGTTATCGCTATCTCGAACAACGTGGAAGGTATTTTCCGCTTGGATAAGACCAACATCGTCACTCCACTCAGGAGCGTCTATAGTATAACTAGGACGTTTGCTAACTGTCCAGTCTAACTGAGCCGCTTTTTGCATATCCGATGGGGTAAGGTTAGAATCAACCTCGACACCTAATCCGTGCCAAGGTACTTCTCCTGTCCAAGCCATCGTTTCTACTTGGTGTGCCATAATTTTCTCCTTTCTAATGTGCATGGCTGCACTGGTTAATCACGTAGCCTATTAGCTACCTTTATCATTATAGGTACGAAAGTTAGGAAAGTAAAGCAGTAACAAGAGCGTCCCAATCGTAAGGAATCGTGAGAGTCACAAGAGCTTTTGATTTATAACCAGTCTTAACGAGTTCTTGAATACCTGTAAGACTGTCAATATGGTAGAGCTTAATCTCATCGTTTTTACGAGCCATAACGAAAACTTGACCACCAAACGATGCACGTTTCG